TTGCTAATAGTATATCAGTAAGTGGCGATGGCAACATTAGTGGAACTAATATATCAGCCAGTGGTCAATTAAATGGTAATACAGGAAGTATGTTAAATCAGTTGGCTATTGGTAACAATGGTGCTACATCCTCGCAAGTGTTTATTACTGGTGATAAAACAATCAATAGCGCATTTCGTATCGCTGGATCACCATTCACCAGTATTATGGACAATGTAGATCCTACAACAGGTTATAGTCCATTCTTTTTTAATACATACGAGAATGCTAATACTAATATTCCACCAAGTAGATATTTTAGAGCAAAAGGAACAGAAGCAAGCCCAGCAGCCGTAACAACTAATGATGTTGTTCAAATATCAAGTTATGCTGTTTATGCTGATAGTGGTAATACTTATAAAGATGTTATCAACACAAGTGTAGTTGTTACAAGTAATGATGGAGTTGGTAATGTTGCCGCTGATTATGTTATTCAAGGCTTCAATGCTAACAGTAAATTAAATATTCTAACTAATAATACTGTTGCAAATAACTTTAATGCAAGTGGTAATTTAAATGTTGGGTCAGGCAATGCAATCATCTATGGTAATGGTTACATCAACACTACTAATGAGATTGATTATTTACGAACATTTGGTTCATTCACAAGTAATGTAACACAAACAAACAGCAATGTTGGCAATGCAGTTTATATGACATTGAACAATGATGAAGGTAGCAATGGTGTTAGTATTGTAAGTAGTAGTCAAATTACAGTAGCAAGAACTGGTCGTTATAATATTCAATTTAGCGCACAAGTAGAGAAAACTGACAGTGGTACAGATCAAGTTGAAATTTGGTTAACTAAAAATGGTAGTGCTGTTGCTAACAGTGCTGGTCAACTTCAGTTGGCAGGTAACGGTGCTAAGGCAATTGCTGCCTGGAACTATGTAGATGAAGTAACTTCAGCAAATACATATTATCAAATTGCTTGGGGTAGTAGTGATGCAAACGTACAACTAACTGCAATTCCTGGTGCTAATACATTAAGTGGAGTAGCAATACCAAGTTTAATAGTTACAGTTGTTCCAGTTGGTGCATAATGGAATTCACACTTAAACAAATTAGTTGGATAGTCATCGGGTCATTAGGACTCGGTGGCACTGGCTATATGACTATGAATACCAAAATAGACGAACTATCAGTCAAGGTAGCAGTTGTACACAATCAAATGGAAAACCAAAACAAGATGTTAGAGCGTATAGAAAATAAACTAAATACAATACAAGGTAAATAAAATGGAAGAACTAATAGAATGTATGAAAAGATTGTTCGCAACGAACTATCAATATTATGTAAAAGCGCACGGTTTTCATGTGAATGTAGTAGGTCCTGACTTCGTTCAGTATCATCAACTATTCAGTGAAGTATATGAGTTTGCAGATGATGCAACAGATAGTATTGGTGAACAATTGCGTGTAATGGAAGCTATTGCCCCATTCAGCTTATCACGCATAATGGAACTTGGATCTATTGAAGATGGCAAAGAACGCCCAACTGCATTGGTAATGGTCAGTGAATTACTTGCTGATAGTCAAATCGTTATGGATCATTATGAAGAATGCCACGATATGGCAGTTGAAGAAAAATGTTATGGACTAATCAACTTCATCGAAGGTCAGATGGATATGCTTGGTAAGATTATGTGGAAGTTGCGTAGCACCACAGAATAATATCACGTTTATTTACTAAACTGATAAATAGTATTTGTAAAGAGTTGAAACCTGAATTGCATATTTCAGTTATCCTACTCATTATCTAGCCATAGATAATATCCTTTATATCAACTCTTTACACTCTCATAATAATTAGTTCGTTCCTTGATGCCGAAAGGCATTTAAGCCCCTGGAGTTTTTAGTCATTCTCCCCGGGGCTTTCTTTTATTCTAAAAGCCTATATTCACTAAGTATCCAATCACATCGATTGGTCTCAATAAACACTTCACGTTCGTCAGTAGTTAGTATGTGGCATATTTCGTGCTCACGGTTTTTTACCCAATCATATCCCTGTAAGAATACATATACCTCATAGTTATTCCATAATGTATATAACTCGTCACGCATTTGTTGCTGGCTTTTTAGATATTTGTATTTGGTCATTTTACCTTTTGTGTTTACTTAAAACTATCTTTGTTGTATAATACTTATACGCTCCAGTGCACGGAATATAACTTAAAGGAAGACAACAAAAGAGGGTTGCCCCTCTTTTTTATAGTTTTGTTTCTTTGCGTTTAGCGATTACTTCAATATCAAAGTTTTGAAATGTTTTTTGCCAGTTAAGCGTATCATTTACAATATTTGAATCTTTATAAGCATCCCATAATGCTCGTTTGATAATGTCTTGTAAGAATAATAGTTTCTGTTCTTCTTCTTCAACATAAGCTTTGGCTGCTTTTGATGGTTCGCCTCTTCTGCGAATGTCTGAAAGTTTTTTGTGTTGTTCTTCAATCACATCCATTAAACTTATAACTTTCGTAGTTGAGTTTTTTATTTGCTCAAACAAGATTTCTTTTTTTAACGTCATTTTTGTTTCCTTTAAGTTATACTGTGCTTTACTGCGTCAGTGTAGTTATTATAATCTATAATCTATTTAGTATCAAGTATATACGGGTAAATAAATATGTTGTAATAAAACAACAGAAATTAGAGTTTATACTCTAAACTGAGTATTTTACCCAAAATAGCTTGTAAAAGCATGGTTTTATCTGTATAGTACTAAATAAGAGATACGTTTTAGTTGAACTTTTGACGTATTTCGACAATCTCCAAACTGTCAGAAACCCTCGTTTAGCGGCGGGGGTTTCATCTTACCGCTAATAAGAGACATTGGAGCATATCGCAGTTTATTATAGGAGAAACAAAATGAACAAAGATTTTAGTTTAGTAAACATCCTTTCCTTACACCAGGAACTTATGAACGCAACAGAGATGAATGAATTGTATTGCAATCAAAACGATTTGCGTATGAGTGAATTATGGTTAGAGCAAATGGATCTAATTGTAGATGAGATGAAGGAACTGGGTGGTAATTAATGATTAACGTAAAATTATTAGCAACATCAATAATGATTGTTTTTGGTGTAGATGGGCATGGAAAATGCATGACTCAATCTGCAATAACTTGTAATGTATTAAAAACATTAGGCTATAAGGCAAAACTTGTAGGAGGTTATCACGCAATGAATCATAGAACAAATAATGCTGATTATTGTTTAGTTCATGCTCCACTTAATGAGGTGCCTTTTTCTACTGATATTATTACAGTGTTAGATATTGTACATGAACAAGATAGAAAGTGGTATCATTGTTGGGTAGAAACTGGAGATAAAATTATAGATGTGAATCTACATAATATTACTCATAAAAAATATACTAATATTAAAAAGTGGGACAAAAAACAATTGCTCAATGGCAAACAATATTATATGCCTACAGATTATGATGTATTCAATGATGAAATTTCAGAAAATAAAATTAATAAAGTAATTACTACATACAATCAATTATTTGATGCTATACCTTTGAGTGCAAACACAGAAGAAGGGCCCATTCATATCAGAAAAGATGGATCATGGGTGCCATTAGAGGGTTATAACCTGAGTGAAAATATTTTACCTCACTCACGTGTATTTGCAATGAATCCTAACGTATTAGAGGAAATGAATGATTGTATCAACATTTAAATCAATACACAAAGCTTATGTTGATTTAAAATTAGATTTACCTTGGGAAGAAATTGCTGACTTGATGATGAGTCACAATAATGTAAATAACAAAACTGATGCTGAACTATATAATATGGTTGAGTTCAAAGATGTTACAGATCCAACAAAAGAATTAGCAAGACGATATCATTATATTGATAATGTTAAACAAGAGTCATATGATTTGATACCAAACACAGTTCGTAGATGTAAAAACAATGTATTGTCAATCACAGGCATTGTATTGGATATAGATGAAGATAAAACTATTGAACAAGCCATAGATTTATTAGATGGATTAGAATATGTATTATACACAACATTTAGACATACACCAGAAAAACATAAATTTCGTGTTGTAATTCCATTCAGTAGGCCACTATTAAAAGATGATATCGCTGGTAGACAACAAGATATTATTGATACATTACCTAATGTAGATAATTGTAGCTTTACAGTAAGTCAATCATTTTACTTTCATTCAGGCAAAACAGATAACATTGCTTATTGGAATAGGGGCATAATGATTGATCCCTATAGTTTCAAATATAATCCTCCCCCAGTTTATATCGCACCAGAATATACAAATACAACAGAACTTGATGACGAACAATTAGAACGTTATCGTCAAGCAGTCGTAACAAGTTTGCAAAGTTGTAGTGGCTTACACTATGCAGGCAAGGGTGATAACAACAAAGCAGTATTAACATTGGTCTCAATATGTAAAAGTATTGGATTAAGCTTCAACGAATATGATAGTATTTGTGCTAACATTGCAGATGCAACTAGCGAACTTAAAAAGCCAAATGTAAGACACAGTGCTTGGGTCAGTTGGTCAGGAGATAGAGTTCGCAAAGAAACAAGAGATAAGTTTATTAAAGATTACGGTGGAAGACCAGTAAAAGTAATAATGCCAGGCTATGGTGAACTAACAAAAAAGAAAATATTAAAAAGGGTAACAAATGAGTGAAAAGAAACTAACAAGTGATGAACTTAAACGAATGCTTGAAAGAGCAAAACAAGATGAAAAAAGTGAAGAACAAAAGAAACGTGAAGAAGAAAGTACTGGTATTGAACGATGGAATAGTTTTGTAAAAGCAGAACAAGTTCTTAAAGAAACTGATATGCGTTTTTATCGTGATAGTCAACCAAAATATTTTAGAAAACTACAAACAAAAAGTTGGCACAAAAAGACAAAAGTTGAATTTCTTAATACTGAGGTTAGATTCTATCCACCAACTAGTTTGCAAGAAAACTGGATACAACTGAAAAGTCAAAACAGTAGAGATATGTTTCGTATTATGGTTGAAGGTGGCGAGATTACAATAAAAAATCCAGAGACAGGTGAATATATTAAGCAAAACTATCCAAGCAAAGTTTATGATAAAATCACTAACACACTAAAAGATGTTGATGAAAAGACATACAATATGCTTGATTTAACAGACAAGCTTGAACCAAACTATGGACCAGATGAGATACCAGAATGTCCATTGATTCACAAAGCATTGTTCTATGCAGTATCAGGTAATGTGATTGAGTATATTGATAATCAATGGGTCGGACAAAAAATGGAAAATGTACAATGGTTGGAGAAATGGATCTATGGTACGATACACGCAGACATTGGTAACAATATGGTTAGTTTTCCAGTTATCTATGGTCCAGGTAAAGTAGGTCGTAATGCATTGTTTGATGTAGTGTTAAAGCAATGTTTAGGTAAAGATGCTTGTTTCAGTGGCACTTGGGATATCATTCACGGAAACTTCGATGGTTATAAACTTGGCAAAGTTGTTATGTTTATTGATGAAGTGCCAGAAAAGGGAAGTTGGGATATTCTTAAAAATATGACTGGATCAACAGATAGTTTCGTCAAACAAAAGTATGGTGCTGAGTTTGTAATCGATAATACAGTACGTTATGCTATTGGTACTAATGAAGAAGTATATCCATTACCAGTTGAGAACGGTCCACAAATGATGCGTGTTAGTCCTATTAAAACTAACAGATTGAGTACATTTGCCGAAAACACTATAAAGATGTTGGATCAACTGAATTATATTGGATATTGTAGACAACTATTGAAAGATAGTGATGATACACTAGATGTTGATAATATGGATGATTTTGTTGTAGGCGATACATTATTGCGTAATGTATTACAGAATGAATGGGCAAGCCGTGAAGCTAATCAAAAACTATTAAACTACTTAGACTATACATACAAGAGTGAATCAGGTAATTATAGTCTCGCTCCATTACGAGGTAGAGATTGGGATGATATCGCAAGAGATAGACTACCAGCAGTGCAAAAAGTTGTAGATTATATCATTGAACAAGATATCAACACTATTACAACTATGGAACTGTATGAAATCTATAAGGTTATACAACAAGATCGCAGTGATGCTATTAAAAAGATGGCAGGATTCGGTCAAAGTATCAGTGAATTACTAGCACAAAAAGGATATAAAAAACACGATCAAGCATATCTAGCTAATGGTACAAGAGCTACAATTTATGATAGTACAATAAAAGAAAGTTTCAGAGATTATGATATCAATATTGACAAATACATCGTTGAAATACAAATGGGTAGTAATCCATTAGGGCCGAAACAACGTAAGTTAAAGTATAAAGATACAGAAAATACCGATATTATCAAAGATAAGCTCAATAAAATGCTTAAAAAGCTGTAAAATAGTGACAGGAGTGACAGGAGTGACAGGAGTGACGGGTTTTTGAAAACTTCTAGACCTGAAGGCAAAAAAATATTTTGTCTGTCAGAACTTTTTGAAAACCCCCCGTACCCGTCACTCCTGTCACTGTTACAACTAAAAACAAATTTAAAATTCAAAGAATCTCATGCTCAAACAAACGTCACAGTGAGAGTGGCATCTAATTTGTGTTTGTTGAGTAAATGGCTAGCATGGGGTTAGCCATTTTTTATCCCTGAAAAACAAACAAAAAATTCCAAGCTGTATTTACTACACTAAATAATGTTATGAAACAACAAAGTTATACAAGATATCACAGATACGATCAGTATGGTACCAAATATATAAAACGTTTTGAGAATGATTGTCCCCCAACTAACGAACTAGAAAATGGTTTTACAGAATGGATGAGGGGCACGGGACCATTCGAAGCACAAGCGTTAGCTAACGTTGCTGAGGGCATTCGCAAAGCTTGTAAAGGCGTACCAAAAACTCCTGAACAAAAAGAGAAAATGCGATTAGCCAAGCTTGGCGTGCCAAAAAGTCAAGAGCATAAAGACAATATGCGACGTAGTTGGTACAGACGTAGGGAGCTAGAATTAGCCGAACGATATATAGTTGATGAAATACAATCCACGTCAACTACATCTGCAACATAACTTAACTAATACTAATATAAAGATAAGCATTATTATAAAATATAACGTGAAGCTTAATGAATGGGAGTTTGCAACATGGAAGTGCCAGCATTGTAATACAACATTAAAGTTTGCTAGTAGTGTAGTAAAACACTATAACACTTGCAAAGAACTAAATAGTATTAAGAAGAAGGAGCTAAGTAATGCCAATACAAACATTGATGATTAAAGGCGAGCGTATGTATCGTTATGGTGATAGTGGTAAACTATATAAAGAACGAAAAGATGCAGAGAAGCAAGCTCAAGCTATGTATGCCGCAGGATATCGTGAGGCTATGAAAGATAGTAAAGATATGAAGGATAAAAAATAATGGCTACACAACGAATAACAATGAACGGCAAAACAATGTTCCGTGATGGCACCAATGAAAAGCCTATCAGTGAAAAGCCTGGCACTAAGAAAAAAGGCGCAGATGGTAAAGCTTGCTGGGATGGTTATCGTTATGGCGGCACAGTGAATGGCCGTGATGTATGTACCAAAATGAAAAAATGAAAATAGCATGTGTGATTGGTAACGGCCCTAGTCGTTTACAGTTTGACTTATCAACGATAGGTAGCAAAATGACAACATATGGTTGCAACGCATTGTATAGAGATTTTATACCTGATTACTTAATAAGTATGGATCTTAATATGGTTGTTGAAATCATTGATAATGACATACACAGACAAACAAAGCTTTACACTGAACATAATAATAGATTAGACCAATTGGCAGAAGATGGTGAACCTATTAACTTCTTTTGGAACTTCAAAGAAACAAACGATAGTGGTAATAGTGCATTAAGATTGGCATTACAACAAGACAATGATACTGTATATATGATAGGATTTGATTATGGTAATGGTGGCAGTGATTTGCCAAACGTATATAAAGGTACATTAAATTATTGTGATAGACATATGTATCCAGCTGCCAGCATGAAAACATCAGAATGGCGCCAACGTTTACACAAAGTGTTAAACGATCATAGTGATAAAAAAATAATTAGAATTAATGGCAATAACAAAAGTTTTGATATTCCACATGAACACTATAGTGAGTTAACTCCAAAACAATTTAAGGAAATATATGAGTGAAATAGAATACACATACAAATTATACAGAGATGATGACGAACAGTTAGTCGTTACAGTAGATCCATTAGTAAAAGACATTGAAGTGTCTATAGAAAAAATGATGGATATGAACATAGACGACCTTAGTGATGAGAACAAACATATCTTTGACTTGAAGATACTTGGCTTAAGAACTATACATCAGTTCCTAGGTGCACTACAACAAGAACAATATCTCAAAGAATACAAACAAGGTCTTACCACTGAGCTTAAAGGTCAAGTAAACATTGATACCAATCAAGTTATTGATAGTATCAGTAAAGGAGCATTACATTGAGCGAGTTTAAAGGCATTATCGACAAGCCATTCTATGTTGGTCACATAAAGAACTTTGATAAGATGGTAACAGAACTATCACCATTTATGAATGAGATCGAGATCGATCAGTGTATTAGTTTTATGCACACACTAACTGATACAAAGAACGATATCAATCCAAGTCCAGAAGATTGTAAAACACAATTACAAATAATGTTTGGACGTGATAGGTTCTTAGAACTTGCACAACAATGGGGCAAAAAGAATCAAAAGTTCCTATCAGTGTTTGGTGCATTAAAGTACAAAGACAAACGTGATGGTAAGTTCTATGATGGCCTTGATGAGACAGACGATCCTACGCAGTATGAAAAAATATATATTTAAAGGTAAGTTATGAAAAGTATTTGGGAAAAGATTAAATTAGCGTTCGGTAGAAAGCCACAAGCAGACATACTATTGCCTGACGTGCCAAGTGGTGTACAAGTTATTGTTACACCACCACAAAAGCCAAAACGAATAATCGTAAGGAAGAAAAAAGATGTTAACAATACGTGAACGATTGAATAATCCAGGCATAGTTCGTGTCTATCTACAAATGATTCGTAATGACCACGAAGATATTGTAAGAGAACTACGCAAGAACTTAAAAGACCAAGCTGAGGGTCATGCTAAACAAATACTATTAGAAGAAGAAATAGTAAAAAGATTAGGTGCATGAAGCGTAAAGAGTTTTTAGGTCATTGTTATTGTGATACTCGATTTAAATATATCGAAGAAACAATACTTAAAGGTAGTATGGAAGATGTATTAGCCATTCAATCTATCAACGAAGAATTAAAAGGCAATCATCGCTATCAACAAGTTATAAACTTATTGAAGGAAAGAATAAAATGAGTGAAGAAAATATAATCATACCAAAAACTAAAGGCAAGCACGGTGGTGCGAGACCCGGCGGCGGACGTAAGAAGGGCGTTACGCAAAAGCTTAGTGCTCAAACTATATTAGCTGCCATTGAAAACAAAGATAAGCCATTTGCTGAAGGCTTTGCAGAAGATTATCACAATGCACGTATGGGTGATGATAAGCATTTATTACAGAAGTATCAGAGTATGATATTGAATAAAGTTGTTGCAGATAAGCAAGAGATTGATGTGACTACAATGGGTCAAAGTTTAAACAACAACTTTGTGTTTCCAACAAAAGAACTACCAGACTGGTCAACATTACCAGTAAGTTACACTGTGAATGAATAACATAGAAGTCCCTCTTTACGGTGAGCAAGCAACAATACTAAACGATTGGCTTAGTACAGATAAGCATTGCGTAGACATTGTTCCTGTTGGTAGCGGTAAAACGTTTCTTGCCGCTATCGCATTACCATTGTTTGCAAGCGATGCAAAATATCATAAAGGTAAAGACATAATCTATTCGGCACCAACAGGTGCTATGATTAAATCACTAATCTGGGAGCCACTGAAACATAGTTGTATGAACTATTTTAATTTAGTTGATGGTAAAGATATTAACAACAGTGAACTGACGATTAAGTTTCCTAATGGCGTGTTCATACGTTGCAAGAGTGCAGAACAACGTGAGAATCTACGAGGCTTAAACGTAGGAGTATGGGTAGCAGACGAGGCTGCATTGTACACGCAAGATACATTGCAAGAGATTACTAATCGATTAAGACCACGTGTTGGCCAAGCTGATACACAAGGTAGATTGATTGTGATTAGTACACCTAATGGTACAGGTCCACTGCACGATTTGTTTACATTAGCATTAGAGAATCCAGAGAAGTATGTTGTTCGTCATTACAACTATCTACAAATGCGTAGTGGTAATAAAGATTTCATTGAAGAACAAAAGCGTATCATTAGCCCATTAAAGTTTAACCAAGACTATATGTGCCAATGGGAATCTGTTAGTGATGCGTTCTTCTACACTTGGGACAGACACAAATATACACGTGAAGTCAAAGACTTTGGTGGCGATCTATATACATTCCACGACTTTAACAAACGTGTAATGTGTGCAACAGTAGCACAAGTTGTTAAGCCAGGCACTAACGATGGTAGAATGGAAATACTAAAAAGTTATGCAATACCAGATTGTAGCACTGAAGGTATTGCTGATGCGATTAGACAAGATTTTCCTAAACGTAGAATCAACAGCATTATCGATATGAGTGGTACACAAGTGAATAGAGATACAACAAGTCCATTCGGTGTAACAGATCGTATCATCTTAGAGAAGTATGGCTTTACTATTGTGAATACACGCAAGAGTAATCCATTGATTACAGATACAGATAACACAAGCAATGGCTTTATAAATCGTGGTGGCTTAGTCGTGCAACCTGATGATAAGTTTTTATTAGAAGCATTGCAAACATATCATTTTGAAGATGGTAGTCGTAAGAAATTAGTAAAATATACTGAGAGCAGATACGCACACATAGACGGATTAGGTGATTGCATACGTTATGGCATACATCATCTGTTCCCAATACAACACGACAGCTTACCAATCAATGAGTTTGTGGGTATGGATACACGCATTAGTAGTCGTAATAAGCCTGGCTTAGAACATATGCCTGATAGTCCATTGTATCCAGGTGGACCAAGCTGGGAAGAGATTATGAATGGTGATGTAGTAGAAGACCATATGGTTTGGAGTTAATTATGGGAAGATATGTAGGAGATAGTGGCACATTGTTAGAACGATTATTAGATAAAGTTATAGTCAATGAAATTACTGATTGTTGGGAGTTCCAAGGTGGTAAGAACAACATTGGTTATGGAATGATTAGGGACAATAAAAAGATGCGTACTACTCATCGTGTTAGTTACGAGGAACATAAAGGACCTATACCACACGGACTATGTGTAATGCATAGTTGTGATAACCCAATTTGCTGTAATCCTAGTCATTTAAGTGTAGGCACTCATAAACAAAATACAAGAGATATGATGAACAAAGGTAGATCGAACCCATTTGGTAGCTATCTTGGCAATGGTGGTATGTTAGGTAAAAAACAACCTACAACATTATGCATTCATTGTAATCGACAAATGCCAAATAATAGTTATGCTAGATTTCACGGTGATAAGTGTAAACAAAAGCCGTAAGCATAAATACATTATGCACCATACATCAAAAGATTTCGCCTTAGGCAATATAAAGAGACAAAACAATGTACAATAACCGTGATTTATTAAAACGCAATGTAGTATATGATAACATTTATTTGCAGATGTTATCATACCAATATGCATATCTTGGTGGCATTACCTTCAAGCAAGCAGTTCGTAAGAAAAGACCAAGTGAAGATAGTACACTGTACCTAGACTTAGTAGCTAATACAGTAGCACAGCCAATCTGTCGTTACATTGTTGATACAATTAATGATGTATTGTTTGAGCCAGGCATCAAACGCAATTTACAATTTTGTACACCACAGGGCAAACATATCGATCCAAGCAATAATGAATGGATTGATTTGTTCCAGTTAGACAGTGATTTAACCAATCGCAGTATGAATGGCTTTATGGAAGGTGTAGGAGATTTAACAAGTATATTTGGGCATTGTTGGGTCGCAGTCGATATGCCCCAAGCAACAGAAGGGAATCTTGGTAGACCATATGTGTGTGCCATTAGCCCATTGGATGTATGGGACTGGGAGTTCGACTATTACGGTGGTCGCCCACTGCTCAAATATGTTAAAATTAAAGAGATGGAAGAAACAGATTGTTACTACATCAAATGCTATCATTTGGGCGACGCAACAACTCCATCACGTTGGGAGAGTTACGAGGTTCAAAAAGGACCTGGTAAGGAAAATCAACCAGCAGAAAAGATAGGGGAAGGTGTGTTCCCAGCTGGTATGAGCTTACCAGTATTCATTGCATATGGGCGCAGAGATCCTAGAACTATGGAATGTGGCGTAAGTGATATTGATAGTGCAAGTGATGCACAAAAAGAATATTACAAATTAGAATGCGAAAAATATACAGCATTACAGTTTGCTCACACAATCATTCGTGCAGATAAAGGCATTAGTGTTCCAGTACACGCAGGCGCTATTGTACGTGCCAATGAAGGACAGATTGAAGCTATCGCAGTTGATACTGGTGACGTAGACGCAATCATTAGAACACAAGATAATATACTAGAACAGATCGAAGCATTGACTGGCTTAGGTGGATTACGCACAAGTAAGAACCAAGTTGCGTCAGGTGTTGCTATCATTGAAGAACGCAAACAACTACACAGAACTGCAAAAGCCAAAGCACGATTGATGGAAGTTACAGAAGAAATGATTTACACTTATGCCGCACGATTTATGGATCAGCGATGGGCAGGTGAAGTACATTATAACACTGACTATGAAGCACACGATACTAACTATCGTATGGCATTGATAACAAAAGCTAGTGAGTTAGCTGGTGAGAATGAAATCGTTAAGTCACTGATTACAAAAGAAATCATTGCATTGCTTTCACCGGCAGAAGACATACCAGAATACGAACAAGTTTATATCAATACTATTCCAGATAGTGATTTGAAAGTACTGATGCAAGAAAACAATAGTCAAGTATTGAGCAGAGATTTAGCTCCATCGATGATACCTACACACGAACAGTATGGTGAAGATGGTGATTTAGATGGTAAAGAACAAGCTGAATATGATAATAAAAACGGAGAATCAGACAACACAAGCATACTAGGTGGTGCTGGTACTCCAGTTACAGACGTAGGATTAACCTACTATCCAAATCAAGTAGCACCTGCATTATTGCTAGGTGGTACTGCAGGTAGATAATACTACCTATAAACTAATTGTAATAAATACAATACAAACTCGTTGATTACGTACAATCAGGAAAAAATTAAATGGATCAAAAATCTTTCGTTGGCAACGACAGCCAGACTAATGCAAACCAGTCAGCCCCAGGGCAAGAAGGTGGCGATGAGCAAGTGAATGCTGGTGCTATTCGTAAGAGCACTACACAAGGATTATTAAGTGCCCTTAGCAATGCTAGTGGTACTAATTTTACTAGTGTAGAAGATGCTCTTGCTTATGTCGCAAGAACAAGTGCTCAACAACTCGGTGGCAACGCACAGCCAGTGGAACAACCAAAAGTACAGCAAAGTTCAGGACGTGTAACAACTAACGACTTGCACGAACGCTTCAATGAATTATCACAAAATCTTGCACGTAAAGAGCAAGCATTGCGTGAGAAGGAACTTGATAGCGATATTCAGCGAGCAATGGGTGACAAGTTTGATACTGACTTACTTGATTATGCATTGAATAAAGTTAAAAACAATATTCAGTGGAACGATGATGGCACTTATGCTATTGTCAATCAAAAGGGTCAAGAACGTTATGGTAGTGATGGTATGCCACTTACAATCCAGGGATTGGTACAAGAGGTAGCTCAGGGTAATCCTAAGTTATTGAGACAGAGCAATTCCAATTCTGGATCAGGTTTAAGACCTGGACAAGGTAGTTTTACTGGTGCGTTAGAAGAAACCATTCCAGACTATTCACGTGACCCTGCCGCATTCAATGCGTGGGCTAACAAGAACGGTTTAGGTAAAGGTGTCGGACTGAAAGGTCTAGGCGTATCAGCAACAGTATCTAATTCAAGTCGCAAAGTGCTCTGAAGCCAACAAAATTTAATTTAAGGAAAATATTATGGCATACGTCTTAGGCGGCCCCAATAACGAGGGCGATGGTTTTACAACAGCGATTTCAAATTTCGCATTACGTGCTATGCACGAATCAAATGGTCTAGTTAACTTCACTAACGTTGTTGCACCTACACAAGGTCAAACATTCTTAGTACCTAACTTCGCACCAATCACATATCAGGATTACAATGCTAACGGTACCGGTGGTACATTTGGTGCTGGTAATGCTGTTGTACAGAATCCTTCATTGGGTCAAGGTACAATTACAGCAACTCCTGCAGTTGCACAAACAGCGTTCGATATCTTCTACGGCTGGACTACATCATTCACATTGGCAGCTACATTAGGCGCTGAACTTGGCGAGAGTTTCGCTGAGAAGGTTGACCAACGTGTTACATTAGCTTTCCAAAGCTTTAAAGCAAGTCCTGGTAATACAAATTATCCAACAAGTGCTGACGGTTTCACACGTGTCTTACAATTAGGTGCTATGGAACTTGCAGAGTCTGGTACTAACGTTACTCCAGCAGCCGGTGGTACAGAAGGCTTCAGCGCCGCATCAGTACTTGACTTAGTTCGTTTAGTTAAGCAGAACTTCAAAGTAGCTCGTATGCCTGGCACACCAGTTATCGTTTTAGATAGTAATGGTGGTGCAGAAGGTTCAGTTGCAGGTCAAACAGGTTCTAGTTTGAATCGTTTGTTAGCTGAACTAACAGGCGGTGCAGTATCACAATCTGGTGGTTCTAACCTATCTGCTCTTGGTAATGAATTACTAACAACAGGTCGTATTGAAAGTGTTTATGGATGTATGATTATGTTCACAACATTCTTAACTACTGCTAATCGTACTTTCTTAGGTTCTGGTCCATTCAGTTGCTTGATCGGTGCTTACTTCGGTGACAGTGCTTTGTTCACTGTTATGAAAGAAGGCTTGCAGTTGAAGACTGGTGAGATCCCAGGTGGCTTGCAAATTTGGTTGACTGGTGTCGGCTACTTCGGTAGTGGCGTTGGTGACTTGCGTAGAGGCGGAGCTATTAACATTCAGCAGTAAATTGAATTAAGTCTAGGAATAATATAATATGTCAGTACCATATCAACGAATCTCAAATGCAACAGTAGAGGACATACAGTTCTACGATCCGGCAGCGGAGCGTAGGGCTAGTGCTCTCAATGTTGATTGGGCTCCATACTTTAAGGTCGGTTCACAAGAGTGGCTGTATAAGTTGGAGTTCGGATGGTGGCAGAAATACTGCGACACAGTGTTGGGTGCTTACTATTATGCTAATCTTCCAGACGGCCAGTTGATTTCAAGTTTCAATCCAAGTCTACTCATTAAGAGTGACCAAACATTAATTCGCTTAGACACATTCGGTGCAATACTAGTTTTCTATGAAAGTTTAGTAACCGATGTGTCTAATATGAATGAGGTTGATGTTCAGAATTATGAATTCGCTAAAAAGCGATGTGAAGATGAATGGACAAAAGCGTTGCAGTTGATGAACTTCTATGATTTATATATGGATAGTCCACAAGGACCAACAACGAAACTCGAAGAAAATTGGACGGCTGACGTTGATTATTTCAACGGAGATAGGAGATATTTCTAATGGCTACAACTTACTTTACAACCAATGGTCCTACAGTTTCTCAAATGGAAATTATGGAATCATTGCGTTTAACTATACCATCATCTTGGAACATTCCGATCTATGACGAATTTCCTAGTGATATCAGTATGGTTAGATTTGGTTTGTATGTAAGTAATGTTATTACTAGTGAAAGAAGTGTTAATCAATTGGGTATACAATATTGTGGATCAATCTACAATGGCGTTGATACATTTACAATTAACTATGTTTCATTTCAACAAGACCCTTACGAATCACAAGTTTGTAACATTGTTGGAGATTTAGTAACTGAGTCAGTTAACGGAACGCAATTGATGGATGGGTACTTTGAAAGAACTTATTCACAGGATCTATCATATGGTCCTACAAGAGCGGCAATACACACCTGGACTTTTCAATTAACACGATTAGAATTTAATACATAACGCCAACATACAAGGAGACTATAATGGCAAGAATTACAGTAAACACAACAGGTACTCAACCAACACTATTGGTAAGTACAGAACTCATTAGCAATAGTGCTAACTGGGGTAACATAGCAAACGCTCTATCAGTAACTTGCTTACAAGATATCACTATCACTAACTCTACTGGAGTTTATTCTTATACAGATTTCTGCAACACAGATATGAATAAGCTTACAACACCAGCAGATAATGAGATATCTGTAAATATGGTTATCGACGATTCAGTATTCTTCGGCAATGCAAGTGCTACGCCAAATACATCAGCATCATTTTATGGTGTATCACAGTTGAGTATTGATAAGCAACCATTACAATTTAAACTTGTAATGAATGGTGGCAATGCAACTGCGAACGCATATTACTATGCTGGTCAAGGCTTCATCAGCCAGCTTGCACCAACTGCAAGTCCTGATGCTCCTGTTTGGATCACACCAATGACATTGGCTGTAAATGGTTCAATGACCACAGAGAAAAATCCTTAATCTTAATTGATATAGGAATATTAGGGAATACTCAAAAGGTATTCCCTTTTTTACTGAAAGAAACAAATGACGCAAGAACAAGTATGGTATAAAACTAATGAAGAAAAACTACGTAGCTTAATAGCTGACGAAGCAAAGATGATGCCTATGTTAGACAATATGATGGCAACAATCAAACAACTAAAAGCGAAACAAGCATTTAGATTAGCTCTACTAAATCAACTATTAGAAGAACTAAACGAAAACGAATAAATACATTACAATAATTTAAAGGTAATAACAAATGAACATCCAAGATTTTAAAATCAAACCAAAACTCATAGAGATACTCATCGACAATGATGAGATAGTTGAAACATATGGCGATAGCATAAAGTTTTTTATGTATGACCATTTAGATTTATCGACTTACTTTAAGTTCTTCCGAGCACAAGGCGAAGGAGATACAGAAGCACTATTAACTATTGTAAAGAAAATCATTTTAGATGATAAAGGTAAAATAGTAATGGGCACTGAATATGAGTTACCAGTTGATATATTCACACAAGCAGTATTAAAGATTACTGACCACTTGGGAAAGTCCGTAACCAAGAACTCAATCCAAGCGGAGACTGGAATACCGCAATGATGTTAAACGTTGGTACTATCGCTAAAACATATGGAATGCTACCAAGCTATGTTGTGGAACACGCAACTACATATGATTTAATGATTGCTGACGTTATGGGTACTTGGGAAGACTATCAATATAAAAAAGCAATGGGTAAGAATCCTATTCCAGATTTTACGCCTGACGAATTGGTTGAACTGCTCAATAAGAATAAGGAATGATATGAACTCTATTATAAAAAAACTGGATCAGATATCAATCTTGTTAGATGAAACTAAGCTTGCTGATGAAGGTGCAAGATATATGAAAAGCATCACACCTATACGTAGTGGTAATGCAAGACGTAAAACAAATTCATCAGGTAAAGAAATACGTGCGGAATATGCATATGCTAAACGTTTAGATGAGGGATGGAGTAAGCAAAATACTACAGGTTTGATTGATCCAACTATAAAACATTTAGAAGATTTAATACAAAAGGGAGCTATATAAATGGCTACAACAATATCAGATTTCTTAATACGAGTTAAAGTTCAGGGGCAACAACTTGTAGATAAACTAAAAACTTCTGTATCAAGCACTGATGCAGAGTTTGGTAAAGCAACAAAAAGTGCTGGTAAATTTAGTGCAGGTGTTAAAGGATTAGGTACATCTATTGTAGGTATGGCTGGCGGTGTAGCGACGGCAGCAACCGCCATAGCCGCATTGGGCTTAAAAATAATAAACACAGCAGATAATATACAAGATATGGCTGATGCTACTGGCATCAGTGCTGGTAGACTATTAAACTTCAAACAAAGTTTAATTGAAGCTGGTGGCAGTGCAGAAGATATGGAAAAGATGACTGCAAAGTTATCTGTTACATTAGGTGATGCCGCACAAGGTAATGAAAAAACAAGAAAAACATTTAAAGATTTAGGTATAGCATTAGGTGATGCTAATGGTAAGTTGCGTTCTACTGATGAATTATTACCAGAGATATTGAGTGCTTTAAGTAAAATTGAAGATCCAGCTGTAAGAGCCGCAACAGCAGTTGATTTATTAGGTAAATCAGCAAGTAAAATTGATTTTACAAAAGTTAGTGCCGGTCAAGATGCTATTAAAGACGAACAAATTAAAAAGATAGCAGAATATAAAGGTGCTATTGATAAGTTAGCTAATAGTATTGAAACTGAATTAATAACTGCATTTGGTAGATTAGCAATTGCAATGTCTCAGGGTCCATTAGCTACTGCTGATGAATTTGATATATATCTTGCCAAATTTCAATCATTCGTGTTGGGTATGGTTGGCATTAGCAAATCAGCAAATGAATTATTACTGGAACAGAAAAAAAGACGAGAAGCATTAGGAATAGAGGGTCGCACATCTGGCGGTCAAGTACCATTATCACCAGGAACTGTACCCAGTCAAGCGGGTGCTGGTCGTGGATTTGTAAATCCAAAAACAGTTGCTCAAATGATGGCAGCTGGCGCCACCGGTGAATTAGGAATTACTGATGCTGGCAAACAACAAATTGCAAATGCAAAAGCACAAACAAAAGCGTTGATGGAAACAAATAGTGAAGCGGCAAAATATGCTTCATTACTTAATGAAACATTAGGTATGCAACAACACGCAGGTGATATTGCACGTTCAAATCTTAATATAGACAAAGAACGTGATACCAAATTAGCTGATATCAATAAACAAATTGAAACAGAAATAAACAATAAAGAACGTGATAGTCGTGTAACTAGTGAATTAGTCAGTCAGTTACGTGAACAGGGTATGGAAGTTATTCGTCAAGCAGATATAATGAAAATTGCCAAAACAGATGAAATAACAAAACTACAACAGCAAAAAGATTTAGTATCTGATATTGCATTGTTAAATCAAGTAATATCGCAAGATGCACAACTTAAACAATTGACTAATGAGCAAGCATTAATTGGACTGATTGGTGATGAGCTAGCATTAAAACAAGGCTTATTATCACTTGAAAATGAAAGAGTCAATAGTGTATTGCAAGCTGAAAATAAATTACGTGCATTAGGCAAAGACGCAACTATGGCAGATATAAATCGTGCTGACCAAGAAATAGCAAATGCAAAACGTGTTGCTGATGCAAAAGTAGAAATACTAAAAGAAGGCATTAAAAAAGAACAAGATTTACGTAATAACACTACTAAAGGTGTTGAAAGCGCAATGGAACAAATAGCAAGAAGTATGGATCCATTTAATCTTGCACAACAAGCTACATTAGGATTATTCAGTAAAATCGATAATAGTATTACTGAATTAGTTACTACTGGCAAAACAAGCTTTGGTGATTTGGCAAAGAGTTTTGGACAAATGATTGTAGAAATGATGATTAAACAACAGGTTGCAAGGGCGGCAAGTGCCGCAACTGGCTTCTTGGGTAACTTATTCGAAGGATTATTTAAGGCCGAGGGAGGACCTGTACAGGGAGGACAGCCATATGTAGTTGGTGAGAAAGGTCCTGAGATGTTTGTACCAAAAAGTTCTGGCACAATCATACCCAACAATCAAATGGGTTCTGGTAATACTAATAGCCCTGCAGGAAATACATACATCACAAACAACATAAGTGCAATTGATGCTAAGAGTGTTGCCCAATTATTCGCAGAAAATCGTAGAGTGTTATTTGGATCAGTTCAAATGGCACAAAAAGAATTAAGTTATGGTAGATAAGGAAATATAAATGGCCGGCTTACAAACAATATTAAACTACTCTAACGGACTAAACATAGATAGACGTAAAGTAGTTGGCATACAATATACACGTAATGAAATACCTCGTGTTAGTCAAACACCAACTAAAAACCCTTGGAAATTCACACTTGATATGCCAAACAGATTTAAATACTATCAAGCAAGGGATTTAATGGAAGCATTAGATACATTGGATCGAACAACACCCGAAGTAATTACATTCAGTAATCTACCTCAATTAAGTTGGATCTTTAAGTATCAAGGTGCAATGAGTCAGGCACAACTAAACACAATCACAGTAACAAGTTTTGTTGGCGATCAACTTACATTAAACGTAAGTGGTATAACTGCGGCAAGTACAGCAGTATTATTTAAACAAAACGATTTAATACAGATTGGTTCTAGTGGCGTTCATCCTTATCCATTCACAAGCACAACACAAGTATTGCGTGGCACTGGTTCAACAGTAGTTGTTACTACAAGCAGACCAAATATTCTTACAGGGTCACTAACTGGATTAGGTGTTATTGTTGGCAATACTTGCCAATTCCGAATGTTCTGCCCTAATATGCCTACATACAAACTTATAGTTGGGGGTCAAGCAATGAGTGGCAGTACTGTTGTTAATAACGCATTGTTAGAGTTTAGTGATAGCTTTTCCTTGTATGAGTTCGTTGGCGAAGCGTGAAATATTAGTCAAGCGTCAAAATATAATAAATATTAGACAGGAGATTAATATGCAG